GGTGCTGCCCACGATAGAACGGGTCGATGGCGCGAACATGCAACAGCGGCTCACCAATCCGGGCCTCATCCTTGAAACGCTCGTGCAGGCGAGCAACAAAATCGTCGAGACGCGGATCGAGCAGACGGACACGAGCTTTTCCTACCCGACGCTCGCCGGCCCGAATGGCGAGCACTGGTCGCAATACATGCTTGAGATCGCATGCCTGATCACGCCGGGCATTGCGTTCTCGGTCAACGCAACGGCTTTCGTCGGCGTCGAGATCGGCACGATGGACTCGGCACAACCGTTTCCGGCTTCGCCCGGGCATCCGGTCGTGCAACTTCGATGGAACTACGGGACGCAGGTCTGGCAGCTAGTGAGCGCGGCCGGCGATGGCACCGCTGCCGTGATCGTGCCGCTCGTGTTGGGCAGCGCGCAGCAGACGGTGAATGGCGGCGCCCGCGTGCGGCTGCTCTACGATCCGTTCGCGCGCAAGATCCAAGCGTTCGTGAACGGCGTGCTGGGCGCCGAGATGACGACTCAGGCCGCGCTTCCTCTGTTCCGCGATCTCATGGCGTCGGCCCTCATGTTCGGCGCGTTCGCCACGAGCGGGCAAGGTGGCTGCACGTTCGCGGCCACGCTCACCGCTGCGCACTGCAAGCTATTCAACCGGCATCTGCCGGCTGCGACGCTCTGGTACTAAGGAGGTGTGAACGATGCCGCCCGGACTCGGCCATAAGAGCTACCTTCAGATCGGCCCGAAGGAATCGACCTACGGGACGTACATCGCGCCGACTGCGAAGCTGGAACTCATGTCGTGGGACGTGAACCCGAACGTGGGCGTGATCCAAGATCCATCGCTCTACTCGCAGCAGTCTCGTCGCGCACTGTATCAGGGCCTCTACACGGTCGGCGGTACGTTCAAGGTGCGGCTGAACTACGAGGGGCTGCTGGAGATCTTTCGCGGGATCTTCGGCAACTACCCGGCGCCGACCACGGTCGAGACTGGCGTGCGCGATCATTTCTTCAAGGAAGGCGCCACGCTGAACAGCTATTCGCCCGAGGTGATCATCGGCGACGTGACCACAGGCAAGTGCTTCCGCATGCTGGGATCCAAGTTCATCGGGCTTCGCGTCGCGGGCCGCGCCGGCAATGGCGTGGACGGCATGCTGACGGCCGAAGTCACGGTGGCCGCGAAGGACTTCGTATCGAATCAGACGCCGACCGGATCGCTCGTGTTCCCGCCCGTGTTCCCCGTCCTGTTCCATCAGGGGATCACGATGGACGATGGCACCGCCGATGCCGTGGGCAGCGTGCGCATCCGCTCATTCGAGGTATCGCTGGAGCAGCCTCATACTCAGGAGGATCGCGCCTACTTCGGCAGCCTCACGATCGACGAGCCGCTGCGCTCCGACTTCATCACGGCGCGGTGGCGGATCGAGCAGGAGTTCACGACCCTGACGCAATGGGATGCCGCGCGCGCGTTCACGCTGGGCACGCCGCAGTTCATCTTCCAGCACCCGACCACGATCGGCGCCGCGAGCAAGCGCGAGTTCGAGCTTCGGTCGAACAAGGCGCAGCTCGTCGAGTTCAGCGCGCCGGTGCCTGACTATGGCGTGATCGTTTCCACGGCGACGTGGGAGGCGTTCTTCGACACGGGCGATGCGTCAGCACTGCTCGCTCGGTTCCGCAACACTGAGGCAGCACTGCCCTAGAGGGAGGGAGCAATGTCCAGCCGGGAAAAGCCGAACAGCGCCGCCGACGTGGCGCCGCCGTTCGAGATCATCGAGCTTACGCACCTCAAGACCCGCAGCGGCGCCGCATTCGCTGTCCGCTGCGGGCGGCTCGACGAGGTGGATTTCCTTGAACTGCTCGGGCTGCCGGGCGCGCGCATGACGCGCGAGGATCTGGAACAAGCACTGCGGGATCTGGACGTGGCCGACCTGAAGAAGATCCGCGCGATGATGCCGGGGATCATCGAGGCCGGCACGTCGATCGAGGGGCCGAGCGGCGAATGGATCGCGCCCGGCTTCTCGTGGGATCCGGCGAAGTGCCCGCCGGCCGTGCCGGGCCAGTACCTCAGCATGCTCGACGCGAGCGCGATCGGCAACACGATCATGCGGCTGTCAGGGTTCACGAGAGAGGGGGCCGAAGCCGCGTCCTTTCCTGTTCGAGAAGGAGCACAGTCGGAAGGCGCTGGAGCTTTGGAGATACAGCCGGGCGATGTGCCTGACGCCCCGGCAGGCTCTTGAAGATCCGCACCTCGGGTTCAATCTCTCAGTGATGCGCGCGGCCGATCAGGCGAGGATCACCGACGTGAACCTCGCGCTCTCGAAGGCGATGGGGAGAGACAAGAGCGGCATGGCCGCGATCATGGTGCTCATCGCAGCGGTGTTCGAGGATCAGTGACATGGCGGAAGCCAAACTCACAATCAAGGTGGTCGATGACGCTACGGCCACCATGAAGAACATCCAGCACAACTTCGAGGGGATGGTCGCATCCCTCAAGACGATCGTGGGCTTCGAGGCGATCGAGCACTTCACCGAGGCGATGAAAGAAGCCGGCGAGGCCGTGCTGCACTTCGTCGAGAGCGAATCGGCGATGGCGAAGGATCTCGTCAACCTCTCGGAAAAGACCGGCGTCACCACGAAGGATCTTCAGACCTTGCAGTTCGCGTTCCGCACGAACGGCATCGAGGTCGAGGCGCTGGAAACGGCGCTGAAGTTCTTGAATAAGGCGATCGCGTCGAACGATCCGGCGCTGAAGAAGCTGGGCGTCACGTCGCGCGACACGTTCGGCGCGCTGCTTCAAGCGGCGCAGGGGCTCGCCGAGATCACCGATCCCGCCGAGCGCGTGGCAAAGACGCTGGAGATCTTTGGCTCGCGCGGCGGCACGAAGGTGATCCCGGTGCTGCTGGAACTGGCGCGGTCATTCGGTGAGGTATCGAATCAGGCGCGCGTCACCGGCAACCAACTCGACGAGAGCATGATCGGCAGCCTCGTCGAGATGCACGAGGTGCTGGAACAACTGACGCTGCGCTGGCGCGGCTTCTGGAACGTGGTGGCGGTGAAGGTGGCGCCGGGGATCACGACTCTGCTCACCGTGGTCACGAAGCTCATCGATGCGATCGCGGCGTTCGAGAAGCTGCCGTTCCTCGGCAAACTCGGCGCGATCGCGGGCGGCGAGATCCGCGTGCCGGGCAAAGAGCCCGAGATGCTGGGGCCGGGCAATGCGCAGGGGATCCGCGAGTTCCTGCGCTGGCAGGAGGAACAGACCCGGCAGGCCGAGGCCGCAGCCGAGGCGATGGCGAAGCTGAAGCGATCGATACTCGACGCCGCTGCCAATGCGGCGCGCGAAGCGCCGCCCGGGATGCGCGGCCTCGGTCCGCTGACGCCAGAGCAGGAGCGCGACCAGACGCGCGCGCGCGCTGCCGCGCTCAAGCTCCAGACGCAGCCGGTCGTGGTGCCCGAGCTTCAGGTCGGCGAGTGGGCGCAGCAGATGATCGCCAATGCCGAGCGCGTGAAGCAGGCTCTGTTCAACGTGCGCGATGCCGTGTTCTTCGGATTCTCGGCCGTGTTCTCCAACCTGACGAACAAGTCGCAGACGTTCGGGAGCGCGATCAAGACGATGTTCGATGCGCTCGTGCAGGGCGTCCTTCAGATGGTGGCCGAGCTACTGGCATCGCAGGCGGTGAAGCTGCTGTTCAAGTTCCTCGGCTTCCTCGTCGGCTCGATCACCGGGAACCCGGTGCTGGGCGCTGCGGTGAGCAGCGTGGGCGATGCAACGGCCGGCGGCTCGCGCATCATGGCGCCGGCCACGGAGACAAAGGCGAACGCGGCGGCGCAGCAGCAGCGCAGCGGCGGCGACACGTTCGTGATCCAGACGCTCTCGCCGCGCGATGTGCTGGGCGAACTGCTGTCGCCCACGGGCGCGATGCGATCGGCCAACTCACGGATCATGGAAATCGCGGGGGCCTCGGGATGAGCAACACGAAGCTGGGGCTCGCGAACATGCTCGTGACCGCGCAGAATCCGGCGATCAATGCCACGGCCCACAACGACATTGGCGACGTGGCGCCTTACGTCGTTGCCAACCTGTTCCACTACGACCGTTATTCATGGTGGCGCACGCCGGATCTCGCGCTCGGAACGTACATCATGGATTTCAACATGGGCGGCGTCCCGCCGGTGAACGCGGCCGGGATCTTCTGCTTCGAGCTGATCAGCGGCGCCGCGCCATCGGTCGAGGTGTTCACGCAAGTCACGGCATACAGCTTCGGCGGAACGTGGACTTCGCAGGGAACGATCGCCAACCTCGCCACGCAGAAAGACGACTGGATCGAGTTCGGGTTGGTCGGCGCGTGTCACTCGATCCGCTTCACGTTCACGATAAGCGTTGGCACCTCGTCGTTCAGGATGGGCAACTTCTTCGCCGGCCAGCTAACGGATCTCGGCGGCATCTACTCGCGCGGCGGCAACCGCGAGCGGTTCCACAACCGCGTCGAGCGCCGGCTGCCGTCTGGCGTCCCTTCGATCACGCAACTCGGCGATCCCGGCGCGATCTATTCGTTCCCGTGGGCCGCCACGTCGCCGTCGCTGCGCGCCACGCTGGACGATATGTTCTCGAAGCAGCTTCAGCCGTATCCGATCATGCTCGTGGACGAGAAGCCGAGCGTCTGTCAGGCCATCTTGCGTGAGGGCAAGATCCGCGACGCGCTGGTGATCGGCACGACCTATGACATGGACTTCGAGCTAGAGCGGCTGCCGTGAGCAGCGCAGCGACAGCGGCGTTCCTTGCGGCATGGCGGCGGCTCACCGCCGCGCGCACCGCGCTCTGCAAGATCGACCTGACCACGCCGAGTGCAAAGACGCTTCGCTTCGCGACGACCGGCTGCGACACGCCGGATGGCTTCACGTGGCAGGAAGGGTTGATCTGCGATCCGATCCGCGAATCGATTTCCATGTTCGGCCCCGGCGTGACGCCGAGCGATGCCTCGATCTGGATCGCCAATCGCAAGGAGGCATCACAGGCAGCGGGGCAGACGATGGAGGATCTGCTCTCTGATTTCCTGTTCCAGAACGCCACGGTCACGCTCTACCTCTGGATCCGCGAGCGCGAGTTCGGGATCGCGCCAACGCTCGGGGCCAGCGATCTCTTTCAGGTGTTCAAGGGGCGCGTGTCGCGGCCCGCCGAGATCGGGCCGGATGGCTTCCGGCTGTTCATGCTTCAAGACATGTCGTGGAACAAGCAAGTGCCGCCGACCGTGGTGGACAAGGTGAGCTATCCCGATTCGCCTGACGGATCGCTGGGCCTGCCCATCCCGATCATCTACGGCGCGCACCTCGCGCAAGGGATGCGCTCGCCGTGGACCAGCGCGTTCACGAACAAGAGCAAGCAAGAGGACAGCGGCGCCGGCCGTGGCGTCGTGCCGCTCATCCTCGTCGATGCCGGCATCGGCGCAAGCTCGGTGAAGGTCGTGGCGGCATCGCACCTCTGCACGAAGATCCTCGATCGCGCCAACGGCATGTCGCCGTTCATGGTGGGCGAGAGCCTGCTGAACCCGATCGATACATCGGGCAGCGTGACCGAGACGCTGGGGGCCAGCGAGTCCTATCTCTCGATCGCCGACGAGAACGTGGTGGCACTGGCCGCCGCGATCCCGATCGACACGCGCGCGAGCGAGAGCAACGCGCTGAACCCGAAGCGCGCGATGGATCCGTTCGACGAGACGAGCTTCGCCACGCTCGACCAGAACACGACGCACGGCATCCTTCAACTCATCCTGCCCAACCTCGGCAACCTCGGCCGCATCGAGTCGGTGCAGTATTACGTCGCGTGGAGCGGCGACGCCGGCAATGGGAACAACCTGCGGATTCAGTCGCGCAATCCGGGCGTCGGCTTCGGCACCACGACGGCGAACTGGGCGGCGACGGCGACCACGCCGGCCGTGCAAGTGGGAACGTGGAACGCGGCCGACTGGACGCAGAATTGGGACTTCGGATCCGGCGGCACCGCGCATCCATGGGATCTACGTCTCGACTTCACGGGCGGCACCACGAACAAGGCGAAGATCTACTGGGCCGTGCTGGTCGTGAAGTACCGCCCCTCGCGCAGTCTCGTGACTCCGAGCGGCCGCACGGTGCTGAGCTACACCGTCGATCGTCGGAAGCTGCCGGGGCCGCTGAGCAATCCGTTTGCGCGGCCGCTGTGGGGGCCGACGTACTTCGATG